GATAATAATCATCTTGAACCACATTGACACCATTCACTTCTTTGAGTGAACCCATGCCTCGGCATGATACGCCCAATTGTCCACCGCCTTCCATTAATGAACGAGCGATTTTACCCATTGGTGTTTCAAGAATTTTTGCTTTACCAATCCATTGATTGCCTTCTTGCTTCAATGAAGTGATTAAATGTGATACGCGATCTAGATTAATCGATGGAGAGTCTGGATGACCCAATTCACCGAACGCGCGATTTTTAGAAACATATTCTTCGTTGTATCGATTTACTTCTCTACGAACTGTTTCTTCTTTATAAAGACGACCGTTACGATTTTTTGCTTCCGCAACGAGGAATGGACCTTGAATGTAAAGTGATTTCACACCGTTCTTTTCTTCGGTGATCATCTTCACTTCTTCAACTGTTTCTGTGATTAACTTCATTTTTATAGCCCCAATGATGCGCGTCTTCTTAATGAACGCTTTCTTTTAATAAGTGCGCGTGCCATTTTTGCTCTGCGCTTTACTTTTCCTTTGCGCTGCGCAATGCGGCGACGTAGGCGTTCTGCTGATGACATGCGTGTTAACTTGCCACCACGGATTGTATAACCCTTAACTGCTGAAACAACTTTACGACGTTGAACCTTACCACCACGAACACGCGCTTTGATGAGTTTCTTACGACCCATGCGTTGAACATTGGCTTCAGCAATAATTTCTCTTACAACTTGTGATATGATACTCATTTGTCACCAATAGAGAAATTGACTTTACTTAATGCAAAGTGTGCTGCTTTTTCAAATCCTTTTGGAGTTTTGAGCATATCAGCAAACTTCTTTTTATTTTCATCGTTTAATGCACCATGAACCATATGAATGGCTTTTGCTGCACCATGACTGACCTTTAATTTGCTACCATCAGCAAATTTAAAATGTTTTGCGTGTGATGTAACATTATCTTGTTGTGCATATGCTGCAACTTGTTCGAGGCTTTCCATCAAATCAGTTTCTTCTGATTGAACACCAGGAATTGTTACTGGTTTACCAACTTGATTTGGCGTATATGGAATTGTGAACACAAGACCTAGTTGATCATGTGTATACAATGCAACTCGACGACCATCTGGAAAAATGCGAATGCCTTTACGACGCAACACCAACATTGGTGGCGGCTGAATTTCATCTTGTAATGATTCGCTAATTTGTTCAACGTCAGTGATATCAAGTTCAACTGAGTTGTTAAGTTTAGCCATTGAACCACTTACTTGTTTTAATCTTTGAAGTGTAGTTCTAAATTGATTCATTGGAGCAGAAAGAATATCACTTGGAACAGCAGAAGATAATTTTAAATAATTTGCTCGAGCATTTGGTGAGACTTTATTTAAAATTTGACTTGCTGGCATGTTAGGATTTTTTGCAGCATGAGCCTTATACATATTGTGACCTGCAACTGCTGCTGCAACGTTGAGGTCTTTCAACCCCAACGCAGTCTTGGCAACCATCACCTTCGATCTGATATCGCTATCAGGACTCTTGGCTGGCTTCTTCTGCTGAGTCTGCGGTAATTCCGCTTCCATCAAGTTGTGTCTCAGGTCCTTGAATTTCATTTGTTACTTCTTCTTGTCCAAGTAAATTTGATGCGATTTCTACTTTCTTAACTTCAAGCGCATCACTAACTTTATTTGCAATTGCGTTATTGAAAGCATTTAAAAAACTTTCTTTATCACCAGCAATTGCAGCAGTCACTGCGTCCACTGAAAATCCTTGATCTTGCATAATTTTCTCCAATTATTATTTAGTAATCTGTGCATTAAACACAGAATTAATGTCATTCGCCTGACCCTGTGCAGCACCCTGCTCTGGAGTCATTTGAGAAACTGGTGTCGTTGGCTGCGTGTTCATGGTAGGCACTTGCGGAACCTCAGGAGTTTCTGCTTGTTCCTCTGCCAATTCTTCTTCCATACGCTCAATGCCTTCTTCATCAAATTGAAGAACATGTTTCTTGACCCATGCTTTGGAGAAGTAAACTCCAACGTATGGATCAATTTGTTGCATGAGAGCAAGACGTGAAGCCATCAACTCTGATTCCTTTAACTCCATGAAGTTGTTATCCTTCAAGAAGTCATAGTGAATTGTTTCTTTAAGTTCATTCCATTCATCAACGGAACAAATACCTTTAAGAGCCAATTGACGTTCCATGAGTTCATCGAAAAGCGTAGTAAACTTAGAACGCAACTTATCAATAAACTTACTGAACTTAATTTCATCACGAGTAATTTCAGTCGTACGACCTAATGAAAACCCTTGACTTTGTTCTAATCTTGATGCTGGAACGTTCAACGACTTATATAATTTTTTCTCGAAGTATTGAACATCAGCCAACTCACCAAGATTTTGACCTGCTGGTAGTGTGGTAATTTCTGTATTCTTACCTTCACCACGACGTGGAATCCAGAAGTCTTCCATCATTGACATGAACTTACGATCGTCTTTGACTTCACCAGTTGCTGAATCATATACAACCTTGTTGCGGAACTTTGTCATAATGTCGCGCAAGTATTGTTCTGACTTGGCTTTAGGCATGTTACCAACGTCGATATAAAACACACGACGTTCTGGTGCACGGCTTAAACGATAGATGACAACAGCATCTTCAACCATACGAAGTTGGTTGAGTGGTTTAATTGCCTTATGAAGATAAGACAAAACGAGCATTCTTTTTGGATCCATCAATCCAGAATTGACATTTACAATTGCGTCTGTAGCAATTTTAACACCAGAGTCTGTTGGTGATGTGATAACTGTTTGACCTTGTGCCATCGCGCGTTCATTGTAAACATAAAATTCTTGCACACCAGCAGTGATATCAATACCTGTACGTGGATCTTTTTTGCGAATAACGCTACGAATTTTACGAATCTTGCGAGGATCAAGATATAGAATTTCTTGAATACCGAGTTTTGGTTGCTTTTCGTCAATCAAAACTTGATAAAATAATCTTCCGTCAATGTACCAATTACGGAAGATGTCTGAACCGCTATTTGACCAATCCAACATACGAAGAACATTATCAAATTCTTCGCGGATCATATCTTTAATATTGTCTGGTTGCTCTAGATCATCAAGAATAATGGTGACTGATTTACCAGTCACATCATGAACGATTGCCTCATTGACAATATCATCGATGGCGGATTCGAGTTCTGGTTGCATCGCCATTTCACGATAACGAGAGATGAGATCATTCTCATTTTTAAAACTGGCTTCAAGATCTAGATATGTACCAAAGTAACCGCCAGACGTGACTGTAATTGCACCGTCATCATTGACTGGCGCAGCAATAGGTGGCTGTATCGTTTTAACCTGTTGCTCTTCTCCAGGTTGTTTGCGTACAATTTGAAAGCCAAATAGATTTATTGCCATGAGTGCTCCATCATAAAAAAGGTGGGGAGAGCAATCCTCTCCCCACTCATTACACTATTAACCGAGTAGTGATTCAATTGGTGTTCTTAGAGAAGTCGTAACACCACGATCAACTGATTCCCAGTACTGATATGCGAAGTTTACTGTGTATTCTTCGATCGTATCATTTGAACCCCAGTCAAGATCAATTTGAGAAATATCGGTTGGAAACATACCAATGAAGCGATATCTCTTCAATCTTTGACCAGTTTTGCTAAACTGAGTTACTACTGCATCAACACCGTATTGTTGCGATGTTCTTGCTACTGCTTGGCGTAGGTTTGTGACATTTTCGTTGATGCCACGAACCCATGATTCCATTGCGTTACGAATTGCAAAGTCTTCGTCGTTTAGAATCGTTACTGACCAATCAGCAAAAGTACGATTACCAGCAACCTTCACTTCACGACCGAAGTAAGGCACTGTAACCATACCAAGTGTTGATCCAGGTAGAGCGGCAGTTTTTACCATGAACGTTGACTTGGCTGAAGCAACTGCTCTTCCTTGCACGTATGATGGGAAACTTAACTCGACTTCAAACAGATTAGGACGTGCGCCATCACCCTGTAACTGAGTACGAAATTGATTTACATTAAAAGCCATTGTTTTCTCCTGACTTTATCCTAGTCTATTTATTAGAAGCGTCCGACGATTTCATCGAAGGCAACACCAGATCTTACAGCCACGAAGTTCAACTGGATAAAGTTGATTGACTTGGCTGGCTTGATATAGATGTCACCAACGAATTCGTTGCGATCAACAACTTCTGCAGTATTGTTTGTTTCGTCACAAACAACGCGGAAGTCATAGATACCGCGACGACCTTGAACAAGACGCAAGAATGGTTCAACTAGGTTGACAAACTGTGCTCTTGTAAACTCGTCGTTGAATTCGAACAATTGAGCCTTCGCAGCACGAGCAATTGCCTTCTCAAGAACGATAAACAAGCGACGTACATTGATACGATCGAATGCGCTTGGCTTGCTCAATAGAGTCTTGTCACCGAATAGAACAGTACCCTCGCCTGGGAATGATACAACTGGATTTACGCCAGCCTTGTACAACGTATCACGCTGTGCTTGGTTTGGATTAAATGCCAATTTAATTACATTCTTCAACTGACCGCGATTGAATCCTGCTGGTGAGAACCATGGATCACGATCTTGATCAGTACGAGCGCAGAGACCAGCAACGTCACCATTACATGGAACCCAACGATAGATGTCATTATATTTGTCGTATTGATACTTCCAGTTGCTATCCATTACTGCGAATGAGTTGGATACATTTGCTAAAGCATTGTTACGATAGTTTACGATTGCAGTTACTGGATCAGCAGCCTGAACGTTTGCTAGAGCAGGTGACAAGAACGCAACACAGTCACGGCGACCACCAGCAAGAGTGATTACGTTTGCAGTAACTGTTGCATCTCCACCACCAGCCATTACGAGACTGATATCAACGTTATCGGCTGACGCAAACTGAGCATATCCAGTTTGAATGTTACCAGCGCTTGGCGTACCGTCAGCACCAGCAACGAGAGAGATACCATTGTTTGAACTGGTTGCAAAGGTATGCGTTGCATTTGCAGCGACACCCCATGTTGAAGATGCTGTATTGATTGAGTAGATGTAACGTGAGTTATTGAATAGGACATCGCGATAGAATAGTTTTGCACCGCTTTCGTCTAGAGCATTTGTTGCTTTTGACAAGTTTGCAAATCTTTCGATAACCGTGTTTGGTGTTCCAGTCAATAATCCATCTTCGTCAACAACGACGACGTGGAGTTCGTCGTTTGCTGTGGTTGCAACGGCTGGGAACTTTGTAGCAACATAATTTGACGTTCCAGGAGCACGATCAAAGTATGGAGCGTATGTCCAAGCAGCAAATGCATCTGGATCACCGCACCATGCAACCTTCAATGAGTTGCCAAGTGCACCGACGTAACGAGCAGCGTATGCAGTATCGCCAGTTGATAGAGCAGCATCGTAATATGATGTGAAGTAGTGATCTTCATTACGGATGTGTAAGGAGATAGCAGCATTTGCTACGTTTGCAACAGCAGTAGCGTATGAAGCACTGTCTGCACGAGAAACATATAGTGCATTACTATATGAAAGAAAGTTTGCTGCAGTAAAGAAAGTTAGTGCAGTAGTTGTATCAGGTTTACCGAATACTTGTACAAGTTCATCTTCTGATGAAACAAGACGAGCAACGTCGATTGGACCCCACTGAAATGCGCCAGCAACTGCGCCAGTGGATGTGGAAACTGCTGGAACAACTGTTGTTGCATCAATTTCGGATACATTCACGCCTGGAGATACTAGAAAAGCCATGGTTTTGCTCCTGTTAAATGGAGATTAAGAAATCTACCAATTATTTAGTATTTTAGGGATTTTAACGGTCTACTTGAGTCCAAACGGCACCATCTTCAATAAAAGATCGATCTATTGCATTGTCAATATCGATATGCCCAGCCAGTATTGCATCTCCGATAGATTCTTCTTCGATCATTTTAAGATGATCTTCGTTAATTTTTCGACGAACATTTACATCGGTCATATCATTAAAGAATTTTTGATCAGTTAACCAAGCAAACAAAACAAGGCACATAACAAGATCGTCGTTACTGCCTTCTTCAGCCTCAAAAGAAACACCATTTGAAACGAAAGTTGAGAGTTCTGAAATAATGTTATAGTCAGTAATAATTAACTGTTGACGTTCGATTAAATTTTTAAGGAGAGTACAACCAAGTCGTTTTACTGATTTAGTTGTTTTAATACCTCGACCGCTTTTTTGACCGTACCCGAAATTGGCCAATAGTTTTTTATTTAGTTTTGATTTACCAAATTCTACTGTTGAGATGATATTTTCATACTCGTAGTCTTCAAATAAAATATCAGCAATTTGCTGACCATTATCATTAGTTTCAATCAATTGAAGAGCGTTATTATAATATGAGCCCACCTGTTTCAATATTGCGGGATAAACCAGCGGGCTAATTTCATTATCTTTATATGTCGCCACAACCTTATACGGAAGAGAAGTTGCATCCACAATCACAAATGCAGAGTAGTCTAATCCTTTACCTCGAGAAGTGTCAACAATACTAAAGTAAAGATGCTCTGGTTTAACTTCTTCATATATGAATAAATTATCAATATTTGCGCTAGTAATTGGTTTTGTGAACGCCAGTTGACGTAAAGCCATCGCGCTAATTAATGTTCCAGATGATCCTAGGAATTCACATTCCATTTCTTGCATAAACTTCTGTTCACCAAGAATGCGTAATTGATCGTCAGCCCATGCTTGATCGCGACCTGGTACCTGACGCCAATTAGCCTCAACGTGAACAAATCCATTTTGACCTTCAACGGCTTCAGTCCACATTCTATAAAAGTGATTCATACCATTCGGCGTTGATGAGATCAAAATCTTAGACTGCGTACCAGAAGAAATCGTGGGATATACAGAAGTGAAGAATTCTTCAGCGATGTTACTCGGCACGAATGCAAACTCGTCGAGATAGACAAGTGAGATAGAATAACCACGAATGGCGCTTGATGCGGTTGAGTTCGCAAGAACACGGCAACCATTTTCTAATTCAATGTCGCCTTTGTTCCAAGTTTTGACGCCTTGTTGAATCCACATTGGCAATGCTTCATAAGCAAGTTTGATGCGCGCTAGAATTTCACGCGACGTACTGGCTTTGTTTGCAAGAATCGCAACCGTCTTATCTGTATTAAAAAGAATGTACCAAAGAATATAACCGACAATGATGGTGGTCTTACCGACCTGACGACCTGCTTTTAAAATTACACGACGATTGCCGTGAATTTCTTGAACAACTTCTTTTTGAAAAGGATATAAATTAATTTGCACAAATCCTTTATCAAGCGTAACGATCTTGACATAGTTTTGAATAAAATAATCTGGGTCTTTTGAGCACTTGACGAACTCACGGACTTCATGTTCCGTGAGCTGCATCGGCATATTAACCCTTTTTAATTTTGGATTGCCGAGATAATGTTTAAGTTTATTCAGATTCATTTTTCAACTGCTTTAATAATTCAGCAGTGCTCCCAACAAACACAGCCTTGTCTACTGATATATTTGTAGGTCCAGCCGCTTGTTCTGCTTTTTGTGGATTTAATTCTTTTTGTTGTTTTTGAAGAATCATTAGTTTCTCTGTAACGTCAGAGAGATTCTTAATCATGTTTGCAGCAACTTCATATGCGCGTGGGTGCTGTGATTCTTTTGCAACCTCAAGAATACCATCAAGTGCTTCGTTGCCTTTCTCTATTAGATTATAATAGTTTGCGCGTGAGTAATCTGCGTCTGGATTTGCAGAGTGATCTTGATGAATCGTTATTGGTTTGTCTGATTTATCACTCACAACAGGTACATAATCCGTATTTAAAATGTCACTCAGTTTATTATCTATATCACTCATATTATGTTATGCCAGGAAACTCTTGAATTAGTGTATCAAATCCGAATGCAGTATTTGAATTTGCTGTATTCGGTTCGGGTGTAACTTGAATTTTTGACAATTGTAAATCGGTCGCTGATAAACTTGCAATATTATAAGAAGCGTTTGAGACAGCACCAGTTAAATATTTCCCTGTTTTGATTATGCCATTCACATCATTGATGATTAATCTAAACGTATCTGGATCCCATGCTTCTACGAATGCAGTCGCATTTGCTGAACTTAAATCGCGCCCCTCATAAACAAGTTCTCCGACTTTAAACGTCCCACTTCCGCCAGTATTTGCGAAAGTTATCGTACGATCATCAGATGTTGCAAGAGTATTGAATGTATTTGCAGTAACTTTGCGAATAATATTCTTTGAAGCAATTGGACCATACATATAACCTTTTGCAGTAAATGTTAAAGTCCAAATCAAAATTCTTGTTGTATTTCCATCACCAATATCATCAACTTCATATGTGATATTATTTAAAATAAAAGGCACATCTACTTTTTGATCTGCCAATCCAATCATATCAAGTGTTAGATTATAGTCTGGATTAAAATATGGAAGTATTTGTTCGATAATTTGCGTACCATCTTCTGTGTTGCGAACGTATATGCTTAACGTAAAATCGAAATTGTATGGTGTTGTGCGAATTACCTTTACTGTTGAACTTGATTCAGCAGAATAACTTTCAACAAATAAACTTCTTTTTCTTAAAGGGTCGTAGGTAATAGCATCAAGTTCAAAACTCATTCTTGGAAGAGTCATCTGAACTTCTTTTGTTAATTCAGGATCTTGAGTAATACGTTGATAGAATTTTTCTTTTTGCGCATACTGTAACGGAACAGTTATGCGTTCAATTTCTTGAGTGCCTGCTTTATTATAACGAACTAAACGAATATTATTAAAGAGTGTGCCAAAGGCAACGACCATTTTGCGAGTAATACGATGATAAAAATGTTGGCTTGATAACATTATGGCTCACCAAATGGATTAACTTCAGTAAAATCAATTATATTATCTGCTTCAGTTTCAAGTCTGAAGTTATCTTGCATATCTTCGCTATTTGCATTTCGCATTGTATCAGCAGCATTCATTAAATATGATGCGCCGCTGTCTGCACCAATTATTGCAACATTTCCTGCAAATGCACCTTTAATATTTCTCAGTTCTAGTTTAAGATTTGTTTTATTCCAATCAGCAACAATAGCCTTTGCGGTCGCTGTTGCTAATGATGATCCTTGATACACCCATTCAAAATGTTTATATGTGCCGCTACCACCAGAATGAACTGAATGTTCTACTGTAACTGCTTGGATGTCTGGGATTCTATCAATTACTGCAACGCCAGTGCGAATCAATTCACCGTTATACTTAAAGGCTTCAACAGTTAGTCCATACATGTATGGATTCTTAGAATCTCGACCTAACTGAAAGAAGTTTTTTTCTTCTTCAACAAACTTAATTTCCATCAATTTAAATTGAACTGGAAGATAAATCAAATCACCTTCCTTGGGAACATTATGTCCAGGAACAATAGCAGTCACATATTTTTCAAATGTTCTGCGAGCAAGACATAGTTTTGCAGTTTCTTGAATCTCTAATCCAAACTTACTGAAGAATTCTTTATTCCCCTCATAATCTCTGAATGATTCCAGATATACTTCTAACTTATAGGCTTGTGTAAATGATTTTACTGGATCATCGCCAAATAGTTCATCTATGGATGATTGAGAATCTCGAGGAATATAGTAGATATCTATTCCGTGATTTTTAATTGATTCTATAATCAGATCTTCAAGCAAAAACTGCTCAGTTCTTGCGTCCTGATTATTAAAATATACTGAGGTTGCCATATTAACCTACCAAAAATGGTACTGGTTCTTCAAATGTGTCGCGTAATTTCTCTTCTAATTTTTCGATTTCTAAACTTGCTTCATCCCAAATTTTTTGTCCATTAATTGTCAATCCACCAGGAAGAACATAGTTATCATATTTCTTAAGATTTTCACCCCATTGACGCTTAAACAACTGAGTGGTATATTCTTTTAACCAAATGTCATTGAAGACCTTTCCATAAATCTCTGGATCAACGATTCTGAAACACTCAAACACCATATAATTGCCAGGATTAAATCGCTTTGCCATTTCAATTTGAAGATAAATTCGATTTACTTTTTTATTATAGGTGTATGGATATTCACCAGTAATAATCATATCAAGCATTGAAAGATGCTCACGCGCAATCACATAATAGGTATATGAAGATGATGTTAAATTATAAAAATCGTTTAAACGCAATTGATAGTTAATATCAAAAATGTTAAACCCTGCAGAGGAAGTTGAAGATTGAGTTGATCCTGTATACGGAAAAACTCTAGAAACTCCGATAATTGAGTCAGCAACTTGAACGTACTTGTTTGCAATATCACCAGCGGTTAGTTGATGCGCTAACCAAGTTCTTTCAGTTCCGTCATAATGATACTCTCTAAATTTTTGTAGAGAATCGTCAATTCGATCTTCTAATTGATCATCATCGACGTTAATATCTACGACTGGAAACCCTAGCCTTCGAAGACAATAATCTTTAAGTTCTGTTCGTGAAGAAGGTTGTGCCATTTTAACCTCTATGTTATTCAATATTTAGATTATCAATGCACACCCATTATCCAGCGTTCTTGATTGATAATGTTCCGTAATATGTTGTTCCACCGTCAAACGTTGTAAACTGCCAAACATCGCGAGCATTTGCTGCTGTTGTGGCAGGCGGTGCAGAAGCCCCAGCCCAATATACAGTATTAGTAAATGTTGGAGTATATCCGCCAGTAGCATTTTGTACAATCACAAGCGTGAATGACTGAGCGTTACCGCTTGCTGGAGCATTTCTAAACGTAAACGCAACACTTGCCGTCAATGTGCGAGTAAAGAAGTTGCTTTCGTCAAGGTTAATATTATTTGCAGCACCAGTATTTGTATTGGCGTTTGTTTGATCAGCCGTATTTTTTGTATTTCGAATACCAGCAGCAACCAAGATACCAGTCATGGTATCGCCAGCCTTCAATACTCTGTTGTTTGCTGCACCATATGCACTATTTGCTTGATCATAAGCAGTATTCGCCTGGTTTCTTGCAGAATTGGCTTGACCGTAGGCTGCATTTGCTTGTCCGTACGCATTGAGTGCATTTGTGCCAGCAGTATTTGCTTGACCATATGCATCATTTGCAGTTGTTCTTGCAGTATTGGCTTGCAATCTAGCAGCATTGGCTTGATCATATGGAGTGCCAATTAATGAGAATTCAATATTCGCGTTGCCAGAAGTATTTGCGACAGTCACGAGAATCGAAGATGTGTTTACAAAGTTAATTGTTTGTGTTGTCGCATTGGCAGCACCACTATTCGCAAATACCGTTACCTTCGCATTATTAGCTGCTGTATAAGCAGCGTTGGCTTGAGCATAAACAACTGTTGATGGTGGCTCAATTACAATGTTACCAACCATAGCACCGTGAACAGAACACTGATAAACATATGTGTTGCCAAGAAGTTCATAAGGAACTTTCCAATACAATGTACCAGAAACTTTACCTTGCGCTGATGCTCCAGTTGATACTGTGCCATCAGTTGCAACGTGCGTCAATCCAGTGTCGTAGTTTGCGCCGCCATTAGATACGCGAATTACAAATGGGTGACCAGCATTGTTTAGATTAAATGCAAGAGTTTCGCCAGCACGAACATAAAGAGTTGGATCATCAACTGATGCGCCGTATTGATCGAAACGATATGCAGAAGTGCCATTATTTGTTACATCAAGACGAGTTACGGCAGGTTGATAATTGCTGTTTGCTTGACCATATGCTGCGTTTGCTTGAGTTCGTGCAGTATTTGCCTGATCACGCGCAGAGTTCGCTTGATCGTATGGTGTGCCAATAATAGACAAACTAATGTTTGCGTTACCAGAGGTGTTAGCCACAGAAACAAGAATTGATGAGGTATTAACGAAATTAACGGTTTGCGTCGTGGCATTCGCTGCGCCACTGTTTGCAAACACTGTTACTTTCGCATTATTCGCTGCTGTGTAAGCAGCGTTGGCTTGACCATACGCAGCGTTGGCTTGACCATATGCATCGTTGGCTTGACCATATGCAGTGTTTGCTTGTCCGCGAGCAGCGTTGGCTTGATCATATGGCGTACCAGCAAGAGTGAATGATATGTTTGAATTACCACCACTGTTTGCAACAGCAACAAGTAGAGATGCAGTATTGACAAAGTTAATTGCCTGCGTCGTAACACCACCGTCGCTGTTTGCATAAACAGTAACCTTGGCATTATTAGCAGCATCGTATGCAGCATTGGCTTGATTGTGCGCCAATGTTAGATTTGCTTGAGTTGCTACAGAATTTCCAAGAATTAATACGCTATTTGCATTAAGAGTATTGAAACGAACATTACCAAGTCTATAGTTATAGTTAGCAACGTCAATAACGTTATTGGTTGGTTCTAATTCATAGTTATCAAATATCTGGAATTCATTGAGAGAATGAATGCGAACAAAACCAGCATGTGTATTTGTAGCACCACGATCAAAGTGTCCGACGAAACCAATGTCTGCAACATCACCAGTCGCATTTGCACCCAATAAAATAATTGAGTCATTAACTGAGAGATTACTTACGTTGATTGTGGTTGCGTTACCTTGAACAACAAGATTACCGTTAATTGTTAGGTCACCAGTAATTCCGCCGCCAGTCAAATTTAACTTCAAGTTGGCTTCAGCATATGCACTATTTGCTTGATTTCTTGCAGTGTTTGCCTGATCACGAGCAGAGTTTGCTTGACCATAAGAGTCATTCGCAGTGTTGCGAGCAGTATTTGCTTGAGCATAAACAATATTAGCATGAGCATAAGCGCCGTTGGCTTGAGCATAGGCTCCGTTCGCTTGAGCATATGCACCGTTTGCCTGCCCATAAGCGCCATTGGCTTGAGCATAGGCTCCATTAGCAGCATCACGTGCTGTATTCGCTTGATCGCGTGCGCTGTTTGCTTGATTATATGCCGTAGTGATACCAGATGATGTTGTATTAACTGCAAATTCAATATTTGCACGACCTGTTGTTACGTTAGGTGTTACACTGACATTTACAGTTGCAGAATTATTGAAGTTTACATTGGCTTGCGCAAGAACAACAGTATCATTAGCAAATACTGCTACAGTATTTGCTGCTGCATTTGCTTGAGCATAAGCACCATTTGCTTGTCCGTATGCACCATTAGCCTGACTGTAGGCTCCGTTAGCCTGTGCATATGCGCCGTTTGCTTGAGCATATGCTCCATTAGCAGTATCGCGAGCAGTATTGGCTTGAGTGTATGCTAGATTTGCTTGACCGTATGCAGCAAGCGCATTCGAGTTAGCCGTGTTAGCCTGAGCATAAGCATCATTTGCTTGCGTATATGCTCCATTAGCAGTATCGCGTGCAGTATTGGCTTGGCCATAAGCATCATTGGCTGTATCGCGAGCAGTATTTGCTTGACCGTAGGCATTTTGACCAACAGTTAATGCGCTATTCGCTTGTCCGTATGCATTTTGCGCTGTTGTTTGTGCAGTATTTGCAGCACCGTATGCATCATTGGCTGTATCACGAGCAGTATTTGCTTGTGCGTAAGAATCATTCGCAGTTGTTCTGGCTGTATTTGCTTGAGCATAAGCATTCAATACATTTGTACCAGATGTATTGGCTGCAGCGTATGCATCATTGGCTGTATCTCGAGCAGTATTTGCCTGGTCTCTAGCACTATTGGCTTGAGTATAAGAATTTTGACCAACAGTTAACGCAGAGTTAGCCTGCCCATAGGCATTTTGACCAACAGTTAACGCAGAGTTAGCCTGATTATATGCATCATTAGCAGTTACTCTGGCAGTGTTTGCTTGATCTCTAGCACTATTAGCCTGCCCATAAGAATCATTAGCGGTATCACGTGCTGTATTCGCCTGATCTCTTGCGCTATTTGCTTGCCCATAAGAATCGTTAGCAGTATTGCGCGCAGTATTTGCTTGATCTAAAACATTCAATCCTGCATTTAAAAACGAAACAGCAGCATTAAACGTATTTGCGCGCATCTCATCGCCAGCGGCAGAAAGAGCTGCGTCACCCAAATAAATTGTAGAATTAGATAACCAAAGATCTTTAAATCTATTTGTTACTGTACCGATAGAATATGTTATGTTAGCATCAGGAATAATATTTTGAGTAATTAATGTTGCTGCAACATTTAAATTACCAGTTAATGTTCCGCCACTTAAATTGAGTTTTAAATTTGCTTCGCCATAAGCAGTATTTGCTTGATCTCTAGCGGAGTTGGCTTGATTGTATGCGTTTGATATATTCGTTTGAGCAGCATTAGCAGCTCCATAAGCATCATTTGCTGTTGTCCGAGCAGTGTTGGCTTGCTCATAAGAATTTTGACCAACGGTTAGTGCAGAATTAGCCTGTCCATATGCGTCATTAGCTGTAGTTCTGGCAGTATTAGCCTGATCTCTGGCATTATTTGCCTGCT